ACTACCTGGACGAGCTAAAGATGCAGTCTGATCGCGGCCTGCTTGACGTGATGACAATCACGGAGTTTCAGAAGCGGGTCGAGGCTTCTGTTTGATGAACTCCCGCACATTCCGTCTACAGATCGAAATCACCGCGACCCCGCGAGTGCCGGTGATTGAGGCCGGAAGCACGGACGCTGCCGACGAAATCCGCCAGAAGATCGCGCTCGAAGCCGGGCTGATTGCGCAGCGGATGGTGGGGCCGGAGTACGAAGTCAGCGTTAAAGCCGGCCACGTTATTTACTGAGCGAGATCGCTCATCACCAGGCCGCCGCAGGGCGGTTTTTTACCAAGGAGAACCCATGTTCGCAAACCGTTACAACTTCATCCGCAAGTACCGCGACCAAGCCGGCGATGGGGGCGATCCGGGCGCTGCTGATCCCGGCGCCGCGCCTGCAGCACCGGCCGCCCCTGCTGCTGCACCGACCGCGCTCGAACAGATCGCCGCGCCGGCACCCGCAGCCATTCCGGAGAAGTATCAGGTCAAGAACGAAGACGGAACGATCAACCTGGAAGCCTCGTCTTCCAAGCTGGCCGAAGCCTACGCCCACGCCGAGAAGCGCATCGGCTCGGGGGATCTGCCGCCAAAGACCGCCGCCGAGTATCAGGTTGCCGTCCCCGAGACGCTGGCCGGTGCGTGGGACCCTGCTGCTGATCCGCTGTTCGGCGCGTTCAGCGAGAAGGCGCACGGGCTTGGCTTCACGCAGGCGCAGATGGATTTGGTCGTCGCCACCTATGGCGAGATCGCCCCCGGCCTGGTGCAGGGCGCGGCAGCGATGGACGCAGACTCCTGCATTGCCGACCTCAAGGGCGTGTGGAAGACCGACGAGGAAATGAAGGCCGGCATGGACAGCGCAGTCCGCGCGGCCAAGGCCTACGCCGGCACCGAGGCCGAGGCCATGATCGCGCGCTACGGCAATGACCCGCAGTTGATCCGCATGTTGTCGAATATCGGCAAGGAGGTCGGCGAGGACAACTCCATCGAGCCAGGCGCGATTCTCGGCAGTCAGACCATCGAGGAACTGGAACGCTCGAATGCCTACCGCGATCCCAAAGATCCACAACATGCGGCTGTTTCAGCCAAGGTGAAAGCGTACTACGACGCCAAGGCGGCGCAGGATGCTAAGGCAGGAAATGTACCGCTGATGTAATCGACCACGCCAACGACAGGCCGCTCCTCGGGGCGGCTTTTTTCATGCCAGCACAAAGTCGGGAATCCGTCCGCACGAATGCATATATTCCGTCTCAACAGGCCCGAACTGGCAAGCGGACACCCTTCAAGCCCGAGGCCGATCAGCAAGCCGTGATCGACCCCGTACTCCAGGCCCGGCGACGGACACCCTGAAGGCTGAACGAACTTTTATTCAACCTATTTGAAGGGAACCATCATGAGCACCATTACCGCAGCGTTCGTCCAGCAGTGGGGCAACGCCATCCGCGCCGAGGCGCAGCAGAAAGAATCCCGCTTCATGGCAGCCGTCACTGATCGCGGCCAGATCACGGGCGACAGCTTCACCATCAACAACATGGCCGCCGTTGACCTTGACGCCAACACCGTGCGCCACGGCGATACCGAATGGGGCGACCCCGGCCACGCCAACCGCCTGGCGGTGATGAGCGACTTCTACAAGGCGCTGCCGCTGGACCGCAACGACATCCCGAAGATGCTGGTCAACCCGGTGACGGGCGGCGACTACATGTCCGCGCTGATGGGTGGCAAGAACCGCAAGATCGATCAGGTGATCTACAACGCCCTGCGCGGCACCATCGCCAGCAAAGACGGCGGCACCTCCAACGTGCTGCCCTCGGGTCAGAAGATCGCCCACGGCTCGACCGGCTTTACGAAGGCGAAGATCATCCAGGCGAAATCGATCTTCCGTGCCAACGAGGCCGACGAGTTCGACGGCGAGGAACTGTTCATGGCGTACAACAGCAAGGCGCTGGAAGACATCATGAGCGACACCAGCCTGACCAGCGCCGATTACATGGCGGTGCAGATGCTGCAGGAAGGCGCCATCGGCAAGAAGTGGATGGGCTTCACCTGGATTCCCTACGAGCCTATCGAGCTGACCTCCTCGACCTATTACACGGTCGCCTGGGCCAAGTCCGGCATCCACTTCGGGCGCGGCTACGAGGAAGGCAACGTCACCCGTCGCGGCGACAAAAAGGATCTGTGGCAGGTTTCGATGGGCGCCTCCTACGGGGCCGGGCGCCAGGACGAAACCAAGGTCATCGAGATCGCTTTCCAGTAAGCACCTGACCGGGGCTTCGGCCCCGTTCTTCCAACTTTTGAAGGAGTAACAAAATGGCAGAAATAGATTCGGCTCAGTCCACCAAGATCGCGGCCGGCACCAAGCTCAGCACCAACGAGCAAGGCGTCGTCAAGCAGGTCACGATCACCACCCCGGCCACCTTCGCGCAGCTTGCGATCGACGACACGATGGCGACCGGCATTTTCATCCCCAAGGGCGCGCGCATCCTGAACGCCCACAAGAACCACGGCACCGGCACCGCCTCCTCGACCATGAACGTCGGCCTGCGTGCCCGCGACGGCACCGTTCTGGACGCTACCGCGATCTGTTCGGTGACGGCCTTGACGACCGCAACCACGACCCCGGTCGAGTGCGGCAATGGCACCTATATCGCGGCCGGTGTTGACACTGTGCTGGACGAAGACGCCGAGGTCTACATCACGGCGAAGGGCGCGGTACTGGCCGCAAACCAGGACGTGCGCCTCACGATCTTTTACACCGCAGGCTGATCGTCTCCTCCCCCTGTTGAAAAACGGGTCTGCCCGGTCCCATCAAAAAGGGCCGGGCTTTTTTGTTGAGGACACGCCATGAGTTCAAGCATCGAGATTTGTTCCAACGCCCTGCTGCTGCTCGGCGACAAGCCCATCGCCAGCTTCGCCGAGAACAACGACCGCACCCGGATCGTCTCGAACATTTACGAGATGAAGCGCGACAAGGTGCTGCGGCTGAATGACTGGAAGTGCGCCCGCAAGCGCGTGATCCTGTCGCCCGATGCAACCGCGCCGGCTTTCGAGTGGGGCTATCGCTTCCTGCTGCCCGATGACTGGCTGCGCACCGTCATGGTCGGCCCGTCGCGCGAGGATCAGGACGACTACGAAACCGAGGGCCGGTATCTGCTGATGAACACCGGCACCTGTTACCTCACCTACACCTATCGCAACGAGAACGAAGCGACCTGGGACGCGCTGTTGATCGACGTGATGACCGAAGTCATGAAAGCGGCTTTGGCCTATCCGATCACCAAGTCGACGAGCAAGCAGGCGACCGAGGAAGAGATCGTCAGGCAGGCCATGATCACGGCGCGCGGGGTCGATGCGCAGGATAACCCTCCGGAAACATTCGGAGATGCGCCAATCCTCTCCAATAGGCTCAGGTAATTGTGATGAAGACATGCGCAGATTGCGGGGATCAGAAGCTGCTCGACTTGTTCAGCAAAAGCGCCGCGAGCAAAGACGGCAAGCATCGTATTTGCAAGGCTTGCGATAAATTGCGCGGCGCTGCCAGATATGCCGCGAACAGCGCGAGAAAAAAGGAAAGCGCAAAAGCATGGGCCGCAGCCAATCCAGAGAAGAGAAAAGAGATCAAGGCGGAATACAAAGCGCGCAACCGCGAAAGGTTGAATGCCATTGAGAGGGAAAGGCAGCGCCTTAAGCGCATTGCGGACCCCGAAAAGTTCAGGAGAAAGTGCGCAGAATTCAAAGCCAAGCACCCCGAGAAAGTCAAAGCATCGGTAGCGAACTGGCGCAAAAAAAACATTCCACACAGGAATGCATACAGCGCAACGAGGCAGGCAGAGAAGATCAAGGCAACCCCGGCATGGGCAAACCGGTTTTTTATCGGAGAGGCGTATGACCTTGCCGATAGGCGCAAGGAAATGACCGGGATCGACTGGCACGTCGACCATATTGTCCCATTGCGCTCTAAGGTCGTTTGCGGCCTGCATGTGGAAACCAACCTTCGGGTTATTCCTGCATTGCACAACATGCAAAAGCACAACAAGTTCGAGGTCGTCTGATATGGCGAAAGTCCGACTCATACAGACGAATCTTTCCAGCGGAGAACTCTCCCCGCAGGCGCGCGGACGGGTCGACATCGCGCGCTACAACAACGGCGCCGAGACGACCCGCAACATCATTTCCCGCACCCTGGGCGGCGGCAAGAAGCGGCCCGGCACCGAGTATCTGGCCGCGACCAAGACCATGAGCGAGGACTCCAGGCTGATCCCGTTCATCGTCAGCCAGACCGAGGCCTACATGGTCGAGTTCGGCAACCTGTACTGCCGGTTCTTCACCCCGGACGGCGAACCCGTCATGGATGGCGTCTCGCCACTGGAGGCCGTACACACCTACACCGCCGCGCAGGTGCTGGATATGGACTACGCGCAGTCAGACCTCGGCATGTTCATGTTCCACGGCTCGGTCTATCCGCGCCTGCTGAAGAACTTCGACGCCGATTCGTGGGACTGCTCGGCGGCGCCGTTCTCGTCGATCCCGTTCTCCGAGATTGGCACCTATCCGGCCGCGAATGTCACGCTGTCGGCGGCCACGGTCGGCACCGGGCGCACCGCCACCGCCGACGCTGCGGTCTTCCTGGCGGCCGATGTTGGTCGGGCGATTGTCTGGAAAACCGGCATCGGCGTAATCACCGGCTACACCTCGACCACCGTCGTTACGGTCGAGATCACCACCGCCTTTTCGGCAACGGCTGTCCCGACCGGGGAATGGAACCTCGACTCCAGCCCGCAGACGACGCTTACCCTGTCGGCTCCTGCCGCCACCCCGGCAATGGACCCGCCCGGCTCTCCCGTGACTTGTACGCTGTCGGCGGCCGGCTGGCGCTCCGAGGATGTCGGCAAGTACGTCCGCGTGAATAGCGGCCTTATCCGCCTCACCGCCTACAGCACCACCACCGCCATGACTGGCGTCATCGTGCTGGAAGTCTCGTCGGTTACAGGCGCGCCGGCCCTGTCGTGGACGCTGGAGGGCGACGTGTGGAATTCGCGCTTCGGCTATCCCCGGACCGGCACCTTCCATGAGCAGCGGCTCGTCACCGCTGGCACCAGCGAGAACCCCCAAACGGTATGGGGCAGCCGCACCGGGGAAGTGCTCGACCACACCATCGGCCCGAATGATGACGACGCCTATTCGTTCACGATTTCCGGCAACGATTCCCAAGTCAACCTGATCAACTATCTGGCCTCGACCCGCGACCTTCTGGCGCTGTCCTACGGCGGCGAGTACGCCTTGAGTGGCGGACAGGACAAGGCGATCACCCCGACCAACGTAAAGATCAAGATGCAGACCCCGCACGGTAGTCAGAAGGTGCGGCCCGTCACCGCATCCCGGCAGACCGTGTTCGCGCAGCGCGCCGGACGCAAGCTGCGATCGATGTCCTATTCGTTCCAGGATGACGGCTATCTGGCCTCGGACCTGACCACCCTGTCCGAGCACATCACCGCCAGCGGCATCAAAGCGATGGACATCCAGCAGGAACCCGACCCCATCCTGTGGATCGTGCTGAACAACGGCAAGCTGATCGCCTGCACGCTGGACAAGGATCTGGACATCATCGCCTTCAATCCGCAGGTGACGGACGGCGCGGTCGAGGACGTGGCGGTCATGCCCTACGGAGACGCCGAACAGGTGTGGTTCATCATCCGCCGCTCGGTCAATGGCGCCATCGTGCGCTATATCGAGCGGCTGCAGCCCGACTGGTATCCGGTCTACGGCACCGCCTCGCCGGACCCTGACGTGTTCCCGCCAGGCGACGAGCCGTCGAATTGGGGCTTCCAGCTTGACTGTGCGGTGACACTCGACAGCGCGACACCGGCAACCGTATGGACCGGGCTGGACCATCTGGAGGGGCGCGAGGTCCGCGTGATCGGCGACGGCTCGGAACTGGCAAACCAGACCGTGACGGGCGGATCGATCACGACTGAGATCGCCTGTCAGCGGATTCTGGTCGGCCTGATGTTCGATCCGCTGATCAAGCTGCTGACCCCGGAGATTCAGGGGCAGAACGGATCGATTCAGGGCGCGGCCATGTCGACGAACGAGATCATCGTCCGCTTCCACGAAACCATCAGCGCCACCGCCAACGGCGACGAGTTCCTATTCGGCCGCAACTTCGACACCGACATGCTCGACGCTGCGCCAACGCTCTACACCGGCGACGAGAACATCTCCGTCGTCGGCTGGGAGAAGGGGCAGACGAACTGCACCATCGGCCAGGATCACCCGTTCCCGTTCCACGTTCTGGCGATCATCCGCAGCATCACCGTCAATGAAGGGTGAATCATGATCCGACCCGCCACCGAGGCAGACATTCCGCGCATCGTCGAGCTGGGGCGAATGCTGCACCAGGAGTCCGACGAATACCGCGACATCAGCTATGACGGCGAGAAGGTCGCCGAGACGATGCGCGGACTAATCGACGGCTCTGGCGTGATCTTCCTCTACGAGCAGGACGGGCAGATTCGCGGCGGGCTGGCCGGCACGCTTGGCGAGTTCTGGTTCTCGCGCGAGAAGGTTTCCGGCGACTTTTCCCTGTTCGTCGAACCCGAGGCGCGCAACGGCATGATCGCCGTCAAGCTGGTTCTGGCTTTCCGCGTGTGGTCGAAGCTGTGCGGCGCTCGGCGGCTGAACATGGGCGTCACCACCGGCATTCAGGAATACGGCACCTCCCGGCTCTATACCTCGCTCGGGCTGCGGCGTACCGGCACACTTTTCACACAGGACTTGTAAAAATGGGAATCGAAACCGTCATCCTCCTGGCCGCCACCGCCGTCTCAGCGACCGGCGCAATCATGCAGGGCCAGGCACAGAAGAAGCAGGCCAACGCCCAAGCACAGCAGGCGCTCAACGAATCCGCCTATGAGCAGGACGCCTACAAGCAGCAGGCCGAGAAAATCCGCCGCGCCGGCAAGGCACAGGTCGGCGAGACGAACGCAGCCCTCGCCGCATCCGGGGTCAAGCTCGGCGAAGGGACTCCGCTTGAACTGAAGAAGACCATCGTTCAGCGATCCGAGGAAGACGCCCTGACCGCGATCCTGCAGGGCGGGCGCAGCATGGCGGCGGGTGAGGAACAGGCGGCGATCTACGGCCGCGCCGGCAAGAACGCGGTGAAGTCCTCCTACATGCAGGCCGGGTCTACCGCGCTCGGCGGCTTCTACAAGGCACAGCAAGGGGGGTGGAAATAATGGCGCGCATTCCGCTGGGCGACTTCGGGAACGCCATCCTCAAGCCGGGGCCGCAGGTGCAGCAGGTGGCCGGGGCGTTCGACAATGGCGGGGCGGCGCTGCAGGCCCTTGGCGACAAGGGTATAGCGATTGCCGGCGACATGCAGGCCGAACGGCTGGCCGAGGAAAAGCGGATCGCCGCCGAGGCCAAACGGGAACGGGAAGCGCTTGAGCGCGCGCGGGCGGCAAACGACCTGCTCGACCACGAGATCAGCATCAAGAGCGTGGGCCAGGAGATCGAGCAAGGCCTGACCGATGGCAGCATCCGATCTGACGAGGCGGACGCCATCTACCGGGAACGGCTGCAGGGAATCCAGAAGCCGGACGCCGCGGGCTATGACCCTGTGACGGCGATGAATCTGGAGCGCGGCATCAAGCGAACCGAGTTCAACGGCGAAACCGGCGTGGCGAAATCGGTCGGCGCCGCGCAGAAAGTCGAGTTCCGCGCCAACATCGACGGCATCATGGACAAGCTGGGCAAGAAAGCCAGCCTGCCGGATGGCGACCCCGCCACCCTGGCCGAGCAGATTCAGGGCATGGACGAAGCCGGCAGCCGGGCCTATGGCGCCGCCTGGCCGAAGAAGAAACAGGATTGGATCGACGGCAACTGGGACGCCCACCTGAATCAGAAGGCGATGGCCGTCGTCGACAACCTGGACGGCATCAAGGCGCTGAAGAAGCAGATCACCGACGGCGACTATGCCGACAAGCTCGACTCCAACCGCCGCAACACGCTGGTTGCCAAGCTGGAAGGCTACCGGACCTCCCTGCTGCAGCGGCAGGAAGTCGCCGCCGCGCGGGCGGAACGCCAGAACGAGCGCTACATGCGTCAGGCCGAGGCCGAGTTCAACACCTTTCAGGCGCTGGCCGACAAGGGCACGATCATCGCCCCGGCCTACATCGACCGCGCCGCCCGGAGAACTGCCGGCACCCCGTATCAGGCCGGCATCGTCGCCATCGCCCAGCAGGCGCGCGAGACGGGCGGCATTGCCGCGCAGCCGGTGCGGGTGCAGGAAGCCATGCTGACGCAGATCGACCGCGAGATCGCGCAGAACGGGCGCACCCCGGAACTCGACAAGCGGCGCGAGCAGGTGAAGAAGGTGCTCGACGGCAGCCAGTCCGACCTCAAGGAAAACGGCCTGCGCGCCGGCCTTGAGCGCGGCGTCATCACCGACATTCCGCCGATCGACACCAGCAACCCGGAGGCGCTGGCTGTCACCATCGGCGCCCGGCTGGAACAGGCCGAGATCGTCGGCACCTGGGCGGGCAAGGCAGTTTCCCCGCTGGATGCGCGAGAGGCCGAGCAGTTGCGCACCATGCTGGATTCCTTGCCGGCCAAGGCCCGCGCGCAGGCAGTGGCGACCATTGCCGATGCGGTCGGCCCCATTGCCTCCCGCGCGATGGCGCAGCAGCTCGACGGCCAGGACAAGGCGCTCGGGCTGGCGTTTGCATCGTCTGGATCAAAGACCACGGCGGGGCGCTATACCTCGGAACTGATCCTCAAGGGCGACACAGCAATGAAAGACGGCGTGGTGATGAAGGACGACAAGAAGGTGACAGGATGGAAGGCCAGCATTGCCACTGCAGTCGACGGCGCCTTCCCCGACGAGCGCGCGTCGGGCGCGGTGAAGGAAGCGGCTTACCTGATCGCCGCAGGCATCGCGGCGGAGAACGGCGGCAGCGTGGGAAGCAGCGACATCGAGCGCGCGGTGCGGATCGCGGTCGGCGGCAAGATCATCGAGCGCAACGGCAAGAAGCTGCCGGTCCCGGCCGGGATCGACGACTTCGAGGACAGCATCCGCAACGTGCCAGTTTCCGACATCGTCAAGCAGGCACCAAGCGGCACGGTCATCGCGGGCGGCGCCGAGATCCCGGTCGCTGACTTCGCGAAGTCCATCCCCGGACAGGAACTCGTCTACGCCGGCCCCGGACGATACGCCGTCATCGTGCGCGGTCGCCCCGTCACCAACAGCGCAGGCCAGCGCATTTACATCAAGGTGCGCTGATGAGCGGGATACTCGATTCATACCAGGACAGCACCGACCAGGCGCTCGACGTGATGGGCGCGCGGCCATTGGAGGCCGAGAAGCCGATTCCCAAGCACAGCGGATGGACGGCTCCGGTTCGCGCGGTAGC